AATGTGCCGGTCCACCTGGTAAGCCGCCACGAACTGTTTGCTTGCATTCGTCGGCCATACGCTAATAAGTGCCGACGCCGTATATCCAGACGGCATATTTGCCCCGCCATAGACGCTCGGCGCTGCGCTCGCCGCACTCGTCGCAAGTAGCGCGCTCGCGGCCGTCGTCGGATTGAAAATGGCGTACAGAGCGACATAACCGCTCGTCGGGGCCGTGCCTGTGTCCATGCCGCCCGCGCCGGTCGTCGCGAGGTTGATCGTCTTGTTGAAACTCGCGAGCTTGAACATCTGACCGCCGAGCGCAGTTCCGACAATGATCTCGTCTGCGGTAAGCGTGGCCGTTGCCGATGCCGCTGTGACGCTCATCGCCACATTGCGCGCAGAACCCACAACGCCATTCGGCGCGGTCTGGATCTGGCTCAGCAGGGGCGCATTGAGGAACGGTGCGCCGCTGTACTGGCTGATGTTGCCCGACGTGATCGTTGACGCGCCATACGTCACGGTGATGACCCACAGGCCGTTGAAGCCAGCGTCAGGCGTCGGCGTGACTTGCGAGCCGGTCGTCGCGGCAGTGCCGGCCTTCAACGACAATTGAACCGTGTTGTCACGATACGTCGTGTTCGACGTGCCGGTGTTGTTCGGCCCAGAGTAGGCGCTTGACGGATTACTCGCGTTGTAATAGGGGAGCACGGTGCTGCCACCATCCACCTCTTGAAACGCGCCTTGCACCAGGTAATTGATCGAAAACCCGGCAGTCGTAGGAGCGGGACACGAGAAGTTCACCGTGTCAAGCAGAATCCCCTGCTTCACGATCGTGTGCGCGTCAGCGGCGAGCGAAGAGTACGCGCCGGTATCGGTCGCTTGAAGCGAGTAAGCGCGACCCGGATTTACGTTCACCGTCATGCCGGCCGGCGACGTCGGAACGCAGCCGAGCCCGGAGAACAGCGTCGACGTGCCGATCATGTCTTGCAAGACGTGGCCGATCGCGATCATGACATTCTTGTTTAGGCTGAGCAGATCTGTCTCGAGCGGCACAGCTCCGGCGTAATTAATGACTCGACGCATGTGTTGGCTTCCAAAAAGAAAAAGCCCGCACGCAGCGGGCCAAATTGAATATTTAGCTGTTGGACGACTACGAACTGATGCGTACCCAGGCTATAGCCCCGGCCGGAATCACGTTCGCAATCGCGGCATATATGTCGGAATCGCTGACTGATGCCTGCACCATGCTCAGGCTCGCGTATTCACCGCGCGATGCGCTGCTGTAGCCTGATGGCGAACTACCGTATCCGGCGACATACGGGATGCCAGTGCCGAGCGGCCTGTATGCGGTAACGAACGCTTGGTACGGATGCACCAGCGAGCCATACGCGCCTGCTAGGCCGTAACCGCATGCGACGCCATAGCCGCCCGTATCGGCAGGACGGCTAGGCTCGATGATGAGCGGCGCTCGACCAGTCAGCGTCGTGAGAACCTGCGTGACAGCCTTGCGGGTTGCGCGCTCGCGAAACAGGTTGATGATGATCCGATTGCGAAACGCGGCATCTGACTCGTTCGTCTTTCGCGGTAGCGTCGTGCCGAAGAAGTCGGCGCTTATGACATCAAGAAAGCCGTCGCTGGCGGTCGCAATCCGCAACTGGGCATTCGCATACATCAGCACCGAATAGACGTTCGCGAAGATCGCCGCGAAGCCGCCAAGAAGCGCCGTCAGTATCGTTGGTGAGTCGCCGAACCAGCCGCGCGGCATGAGCGCTTGCATGCGCCCAAGCATATCCTGTTGATCGCCTGTCGCCATCAGTTCACCGTTACCGTGCTGGCCTTGATCGTTTGTTTTGACGTCGCCGCAAGATCAGACGTCCCGCCGTTGAGCGTGACGCCTGTCACGTTCGTGACAGCAGGCGACGCGTCATACGCGACCTGAGCGAGCCGCGAGTAAGCGAGCGATGTACCGAGCGGAAGTGCGTTGATATAAGACTGAAGCGCGGCCGTGACCGTCGCCACGATGACACTGTGCGTGTAGCCTGATGCGGTTGTGATCGTCATGACCACCGTCGCATTCACGACGACCGGCTTGTGAACGTCAAATGTGATCGTGAAACCACGAACCGTATCGATCGCATTGGATACGGTGTTTAGCAGCGCATCCGATGGCGCGCCCGATCCGTCATCGAACACCACGACGAAATTACCGGGCTGATACGCGCCGGCGTAGTTCGCGTTTTCTGTGATCGTGTACGTCAAGCCTTGCTGAATCGACGTAATCGCATTGCCGATTGCCGCTTTCGTCGCTTTCGACAGGCTTTGCAGCCACGTCTGAAACCGGGCCAGCGCGTTCGCGTCGCTTTCGGCGTCTGCGCCGTTCGTGAAAGCCGCGGCATTCGTCACCGTGTCGACACCGGGCACCGACTGCGAAAGCTGGCTGATCGTGCCGGCGAGCACGTTGCCGCCAGAGCCAGCCGTTACAGCCGTCACTGTGACGCTCACGCTTGCCGTTCCTGCCGCCAGAACATAGCCGCCCAGCGTCGCGCTGTAGGCCGTATTGGACGTGTCGAGATTGACGGCGAACTGCTGCGAGCCGTCCGTCGTCTGAATCACGGTTCCGACCGGTACGACCGCCTGAGCCGTTGGCGTGAAGCGCGAGAACGTCACCGTACCCGTCGACGCCACCGCCGCAAGCCGCGCAAATCCGAAGTCAGCGAGCCACGAATCGAGATCGGAGCCCGTCGACGTCGATGCCCGCGTGAGCGCCAGCATTTGCAGGATCATGCCCTGAAGCCAAAGCGCGATACCCGACACCGCCTCACCCAGCGCGCGCAGCACCGTGCCAATGTTGAAGTTCAGGATCGCGGACGTGACCGAGCCCTGAACCGTAGACGCAAAGTTTTGAAGCATCTGCGTCAGCGATTGCGTCTGTACTTGTGCCATTTATTGATCGATCTGGAATGAGAGGGTGCTGATGGAGCCAGTCACTGCGTCGGCATACTGGATCGTCACCGCGGCGCCATTGTTGAACGGCGTCACCGTCACGACAGGAGCGGGAGAAGCAGCGATGCCTGCAATCGTCTTGATCGTCTTCTGGATCGTGCCGCGCAGCTCGGAGACGTTGAGCGTCTTGCCGATGCGATACGGGATGCCTGCGCCGAAATCCGCATGCCATGTGTAATCAGGCGACGCGAGCGGGTTGCCGGCTGAGTCCGTCCATCGCGGATTGGTCATCAGCGCGCGAAGCAGTTCCTGCTGTGCGAGCGTGTCGTCTGTGGCGATGGCTAGATCGCCGTTGGCAGCGATTGAAAGGTCGTTCGACCAGAAATGACTGATGTCGCTCATTGCGGTACTCCACCGAGGCCAGCGCCACCGGAATTAACGTGCTGGTGCGTGCTGCCGATGTCGTGCCCGTTGTTCTTGATCGTGCCGACCGTGTTCAGGTTGCCGGTGATGGTCGATGCGTTGCCAGAGCCGTTGTCGCCAGAGATCGCGATGCCGCCGTTTCCGGTCAGCGTGTTGTCCATCAGTACCGGGCCAACGAAGTGATGCTGCGTTGCCGTGTAGGTCGCGCCGGCCGCGGCTTTGACTTCGATCGAGCCGTCGTTGTGGAACTTCATGAACGAGCCCGACTTGTGGACGATCCATGTCTCACCGGCAGGCACCACAGGCGGCACATTCACGTTCGAGAAGAATCGCCCTACCACCTTCGGCGCAGCGTTCGATCCGTCCGTGAAGCCAATCATCACCATGTCGCCGATATTCGGTGCGGTCATAACGCCGAAGCCGTTGCCAACACCAACCGCGCCGAGCGGCAGCCAGCCCGTTTCGATCACATCGGAGTCGCCAACGCCCTGAAACGTGACCTTCACCGAATGCGTAGAAGGGTTGTAGCTGCTCACCGTCGCCATGCGAGGCTTTGGCAGACGGCCAGCCGCCGCCTCCGCGTGCCCTCGCATCGCGTTTGCAAGTTCGTGATAGTTCATCAGAGAGAGGCTGCTTCAGAGGTTGCGGCGTGGTTCTTGCCGTGGACGTTCATCTCAAAACCGCCTTCGAACGACATGCGGCGCGTGATTTGCGACGGATAGTAGGTCTGATCCCATGCGGTCCCGGTGCCCGACACCTGAATGACAGTCTGCGTGTCGAGCGTCACGTCGCCCGGCATGCGGCACGACATCTTCATCTCGTGCTTCACGATCAGGTCGTACTTCTGCTGCGCAATCTGCAAGGCGCGCTGCTTGTCGATGTTCGGGATGAAGAACGTGAACACCTGACCATTTGCGGGCGTCGTCGATAGGCCCGGCTTGATGCTGCCGACCTTGTTCTGCGGATAGACAGCGTTGAATCCGTACTGCTGCTTGTCATTCCACGACCGCACCACCACCGTGACGCCGCGCGAGACGGTCAGCGTGCGCTCGAAGCGCATGTCTTCGGAATTTCCTGCCATCGCACGGTATTGCGCCGTGCTAGGGTTGACTTGCGTCCAGACTATCGGATAAGGCGCAGAATCAGCGGCAGGCGGCGGCCCGAAATACAGCGTCTTGTCTTTCACATAGACGACGAAGCCCTCTTGCTGCGCGAGGAAGCACAGAATGTCCCATTCGGTGCGTTCGTCCATCAGGTTGACGTGCTCGATGTCGTAATACGCACCGGCTCGCGTCTTCGTGGCCGTGACTTGCGCGGTCAGTCCGCGGCGCTGCGCCAACGTAGTCGCGATCTGGCTCGACGTCTGGTTCTGAAACTTCTCCGTCGTCTTCGCGTCGATGAAAACGCGCGTCAGATCCCGACCACGCACGGTGATGACGTCCTGCGCCATGTCGTAGTCGATCGTGTCGGCCTGCCCGTAGATCAGCTTTGTCAAATCGTCAGGCGTGTACGCGTCGAAATCGTCGGGGAAGCCCGCGAAAAGCTCGATGTACATGTCCTGCTGCTGGCTGAACCAGTTGACGTCTGTCGCGGCAGGCAAAGCCGCGCCGATGAACCGCACTTCGAACGTATCAGCAGATGACAGTGAATTATTTTCGACCTCGTAATCGAGCCACGCCTGCGCAACCGTGCCGTTGATACGCACCAGACCCCGCGGCGCAGTCACCAATCCGGCCGGCTGCGTCGTGGTAATCCGGTCCGCATTAGGCATTCGCTACTCCGTCCGCTGCTGCGGCGTTGTTGGTGGGCGGAATCGCGATGTTCTGCGTGCCGCTGATGTTCGGATCGCCGCCGAGCGACGGATTGGCCTTGGAAAGGCTCACCCATCCGGTCGCATCCTTGTAATACTTGGCTGCGATGTCGTACAGGTTGCCGCCCACGACCGTGATCGTCTTGGACGCAGAGCCGATCTGGCCGATGTTCGTGCCGATGCGCGAC